GTAATGATCGTCGGATAGCTATGGCAACGAACCAGGTCGAATTGAATGCAGACGTGAGCGTGGATCTACCACGTCTCATTGAAAGTCGCCTTCTCATTCAAGCGAATTCTGGTGGTGGAAAATCATGGGCCATTCGTCGATTGCTTGAGCAGTCGCATGGCAAGGTCCAGCAGATCGTTCTCGATCCGGAAGGAGAGTTCGGTACGCTACGTGAGAAGTATGACTATATCCTTGCCGGCAAGGGTGGTGATCTGGTGGCCGAGCCGAAGTACGCCGCAAAGCTCGCAGAGAAGCTGCTCGAGACGCGCGCCTCCACCATCATCGACCTGTACGAGCTCCATCCCCAGGAGCGCAAGCGCTTTGTACGTCTCTTCCTCGAGGCGATGGTGAATGTCCGGAAGGAGCTGTACCACGAAGTGCTGATCATCATCGACGAAGCTCACGTATTCGTGCCACAGAACGGGGAAAGCGAAGCGGCCTCGGCCGTGATTGATCTCATGACACGAGGTCGTAAGCGCGGCTTCTGTGGCGTGCTCGCGACGCAGCGCATATCGAAGCTCCACAAAGACGCTGCTGCTGAATGTAATAACAAGCTCATCGGCCGCACGTCGCAGGACGTGGACATGAAGCGCGCAGCCGAAGAGCTCGGCTTCACGCGCAAGGAGGATATGCTCTCGCTTCGCACATTGAAGCCAGGACAATTCTACGCATTCGGACCAGCCATATCCGACGAGGTAAAACAGCTCGTGATTGGCACGGTTAAGACCTCGCACCCGAAGATCGGATCGCGCTCACTCGGCAAGGTTCCTCCAGCGTCGGCTGCAATCAAGAAGATCCTCGGTCAGCTCGCCGATCTTCCGGCCGAAGCGGAAGAGGAGGCGCGCACCGTGAGTGAGCTCAAGAAGCAGCTCGCTCTCGCGAAGCAGCACAAGTGCCCTGTCGCCCAGGAGGATCCCGAGACTACGAAGCGTGCGATAGACCAGGCAGTGAAGGAAGCCGAGCGCCGCAAAGATGAGGAATTCTTCAAACAGCGCGAAGAGTGGCTTCGCCAGATGGATAACTGGATCAAGATAATTCGTGAGCTCGGCGTTGCCTTCACTGACGCGAAACGCGAATGGACCAAAAAGAAATCGATAGCAGCAGTCGCGGCCGCTACACGCGTACCGCCCGTAGCCCGAGTACCAGCACCGCCGGCACGCCCGGTGCTTTCAAAGGTACCGAAATCCGAATTCGACGCGCCGCCGCCAGCCGCTATCGGTGGTCCTCTTGGAAAAGGCGAGCTTACGCTCTTGCGCGCCGTCGCTCAATTCACCGACGGTGCCACTCGAGAACATCTCACTGTCCTCACGAGCTATAAGAAATCAACAAGGAATCGATATATCCAGTTCCTCCAGGCGCGGGGATTTGTTCGTGAAGGACTCCAGGACAAGATCATAGCTACCGAGGATGGTATCGAGGCGCTTGGCCCCGACTACCAACCATTACCGACCGGCGACGCCCTACGCCAGCACCTTCTCCAGACGTTGCCGAAGGGCGAGGCTGCAATTCTTTCTATACTCACCGACGCGTACCCAAATGCGGTCGATCGCGAAGCAATCACCGACGCAACCGGATTCCAGAAGTCCACCCGCAATCGATATATTCAGTATCTCGCCTCGCGCCAGCTCGTCGTATATACCCAGAGCGGCGTGAAGGCTTCTGACAATCTCTTCGACTAGACGCGATAGACTTATGCTATGCACGACGAAGCTGCACTCCGCGAGAAGGCACGATGGGCCCCACAGCCAAAGCAAGAGCTCGTACTTTCCCGCCCTGAATTCGAAATAGGATTCGGCGGAGCTCGAGGTGGAGGGAAGTCGGACGCCGGCGGCGCCTGGCTCGGCTACGATTCCGATCACCCGCAACTGCGTGGCGCCGTCATTCGTAAGAACAGCGTGGACCTCGACGGCTTCCTCTTGCGCCTTCGCCAGATACATCCGCTCGTGAAGATCTATGGCAATCCACCGGTAATCAAGTTCCCGGATCGTAAGGGAGAGATCTCCCGCGATCGAGCAACCGGTGAGCTCCTCGGCGGAGCGACATACTTCACCGGCCACTTGAAGGATAAGAATGCCCTCAACAAATGGGTCGGCCAGAACCTCCAGCGTGTCTTGATCGAAGAGCTCAACCTCGTACCGAGTGAGGACCAGTACACCTCGCTCTTGGCGTCGGTGCGTTCGCCTATCCCTGGCGTGAAGGCCCAGGTATTCTCCACGTTCAATCCAGACAACGTGGGACATACGTGGATCAAGAAGCGCTTCAACCTTCGCGGCATACCATCCGATCCAGTGATCACTCGGGATCCGCGTACCGGCCGCATGCGCGTATTCGTGCCGTCTCGTGTTGAGGATAACCAGGCGATCATGGTGAACGATCCGGACTATGTGCGCACGCTCGAGGGCTTGCCGGATGGGCTACGTGAGCAATGGCGATGGGGATCCTGGGATGATCCAGTCATTCGCGGTGCGTACTTCACAGCCGAGCTCGCACAGCTCCGACATGAGGGCCGTATTTGCGATCTACCGGTGCACAAGCAGATACCGGTGCATACGTGGTGGGACATAGGTGCCGACACGACGGCGATCTGGTTCGTGCAATTCGTCGGGGACTGGATCCATCTGATCGACTTCTACATGAACGATTCGCTCGGCTTTCCGTTCTACATCTCAAAGCTCCAGGAGTTCCGGGAGAATCGCGGGTACATCTACGGCCGCCATCACTTCCCGCACGACTTCAACAAGCTCGAGTGGGGTACCGGCCGCAACCGTATAGAGCAAGCCGAAGCTGCTGGCCTCGAGTACGAGATCGTGCCGCGCACCCAGGTAAAGCAGGACTCCATCGACCAGGCACGCCTTCTCTTTCCGGTTCTCAAGATCGACCAGCACCGGTGCGCGCAAGGTATCGACGCCCTCATCAATTACCGTAAGCGCTTCAATGAGGAGTTCCAGGCGTTCTCGGATGAACCAGTGCACGATTGGGCTTCGCACGGTGCTGACGCGTTCCAGGGTATCGCTATCACCAATCACGACGCGATCAAGCCAGACCATGCACCTTCACAGGAAGCAGCGATGGAGCGCGCAGAAGAGGCAGCACGTAAGAGTCCGAATCGAAAGAGCCGCGAGTTCGCCGGTCCCGGAGAGATCCAGACGCCTACCCGATTCCACCACAAGGGATAGCTCTTGCTCGGTAGGTGGGTGCTACACTATAGGCACGCAAGGGACTCACAATGGCAAGCCAAGGATACGTCGTACCAGTCGCGGATATGGAGCTCGCTCGCCGCAACACCTCGGACTCTTCCGGGGCTTCTAAGCGCGAGCTCACCGATAAGGAAGTCGAAGAGAAGAAAGAGATCGACTGCATAATGCAGCGCCGTAAGCAGTACGAGCAGGATCGCAAATCGAAGGAGAAGGAGTGGACCGAATCGTACAAGATGTACATGAGCTGGGTCGATAAGGTGGTAGCGCCTTTCGTCTCGAATCTTTTCATACCAAAAACCCACGAAGCCGTAGAGCTCCTCGCCGCATTCCTCATCGGCAACAATCAGTCGATTACCGCAGCACCAGAAGAGGGCTCGACCAACACCATGAAGGCGAAGGTAGCCGGCAAGTACCTCGAATTCCTCTGGCGTAAAACGCTCAAGGCGCGACTCAAGATCCTCGTCTGGATCAAGCAAGCGATCGTATTCGGCAACGGCGTGATGAAGTTCGGATGGGATCCGGTGGCAAAGCAGCCCTGGATGAACATCACCGCAATCGAGGACGTGTACTTCGATTACTTCGAGCCGGATATCCAGAAGTCCGAATACGTGATTCACGAGATTCGCCGCGACAAGGTGGATGTGGTGAATGACACCAAATACAACGCCCTTGATCACGAAGGCAAGCTCATTCGTGAGCAAGTCGTAGAAGGCGGCCAGGCCATGACAAATACGGCCGAAGCACTCTTCGATACCTACGATGGATCCTTTAAGCGCTCGGAGAATAAGGGCAAGGTGCTCGTGATGGAAGTGTGGACGAAGAAGGACGGCGAGAAGCCGCAGAAGATCATCACCCTCCTCCCGACGTCGATCGGCTGGCGCATTGCGCGCAAGGCCGATAACCCGAACAAGTGGAAGGACGGCGTGCAGTTCCGTCCCTTCTCGAAGGTGCGCTTCAAACTCTCCCCGCTCCCTAATCGCGCGTATGACACTGGTATGGTGTGGCCGACGGTTGGTATCCAGAAGTCCTTCAACGACCTCACCAACGAGTATTTTGACGCTGTAGCGGTACTTGGCTCCCCTACCTGGCTCAAGCGACGCGGAGCCCGTATTAATCCACAGGAGCTCATCCGACGCCCTGGCAACGTGATCACCGTCTCGGATATCAATAAGGATCTCAAGCGCGAGCCGGTGGGCGACGTGCCTTCTTCGCTCATTGAAATGCTCAACCGCCTCGACCGCGAATTCCAGGAGGCGTCGATGATCGTGAATCTCCTCAAGGGTATGAGCCAGTCCGACACCGCGACCGGCGACGCTATCGCGCAACAGAACGTCCAGACGCTCCTTTCCATGATCGATCAGAACATCGCCGAAGCCCTCTCCGAAGCCGGCCAGATGGTGCTTGCTATCGCTCTCAATAACAAGGAGGGCAAGATCTCCGTGAAGATGTTCGAAACCCAGGACGAGATCGCAACGATGGAAGCGGATCCAGCCGATATTAATGGCATGCACGACGTTCGTATCGCACCAGATCGCGACACCGGTATCAGCAAGGCAGTGATCAACAAGGGACTCCGCGAGCTCCTGGCGGTGGTTGGTATCGACGCAGCGCTCATGGGTAAGTACCCGACACTCAAGGAAAAGCTCATCAAGCGCATTATCGAGAACGAAGGTGTTGGCGACGCAGACGCATTCTTCGAGGAAGAGGGCACGCCAGCCCAGGCACCCGAGGCGATGATGGGACCAGCGATCCCGCGCATGCAGCTCCCGGCCGGTCCGGGTGGCCCAAGCGCACCAAGCGAATCTATGACGGCGGGCACCGGTGAGAACGCTATGCGTGATGGCGCCATGAGCCTCCGGGCCTAGTGCTATACTTTTTTCTATGGCAATGAAATTCGATGTAGAGAAGAAGGGCGAGCGGTTCCTCGTGGTGAATCAGTCCACCGGGGAGGTCAAGGGTAATTTCAAAGATGAGGCCGAAGCAAAGACGGCCGCTTCTTCGTTCCAGAAATCACACGATCAGGGTGTCGAGATGGTTTCTGCACGAATCACTCCTGCACCATCCGGCGAAAGTGCGTAAAGTATTTGAATCATGGCGGATACGCATGAAACCTATAAAGCTGCGGCGGCACGTCTCGGTGGCGCGATCGAAGCGCTCGAGCGCCACGACGGCTGGCAGATCTTCCTCGGACTCTTCCATCGCAGGAAACAGGAGATCTATTCGCGCAGCGACTACGAAACCCTCGACGAATTCAAAGGCGACCGCAAAGCGATCGAAATAGTCCAGGGAATCATCGAAGAGATGATGACGTTCAAAGAGGACGCCGAAGCACTGACGCATGCCCTATCAACAATGAATCAGGGTGAAGAGGTGCCGCGAGGTATAATGCTGATCGAAGCAGTAGAAGGGGAAAACCAAGAGGGTTAATCTAATAGGGGTATATAATCTATAACGTATATGGCAGAGGGTACAACAACCGCAACAGCGCAAGAACAGACACCAGGCTCGAATGGAAATGAGGGCGGCACGACCGTCGGAGATTTCCAGGCGCAAGGTGCGGGTACTCCAGCCAGTCCACCAGCACCCCAAACTCATGGAGGAGCGGAGGGAGAAGGCGCCGGCGACGGCAAATCTTCTACCGAAGGTACCAACGGAACGGGGGATTCTGGAGAGGGGCAGAATCAGGATCTAGTACCGGATAGCGAAGGCAAGTTTGCGCACCCGGATACCGGCGAGAAAATCGACGCCGTTGCACTCGCCTCCTATTACAAGGAGAAGTTCAGTGGATCCACGTCGGGAGCCCAAAAGCTCTTGGACGATAATAAAACCCTTACGAGTGAACGCGATACAGCCCAGGGTGATGTCGCTACACTCACGAAGAAGGTTGAAGAGCTCACACTACTCGCCGAAGGGAAGAACCCGGAAGGCTTGGAGCTCGTCAAACTTCAGGAGCAACTTACTAAAACGACCGAAGAGCTTGCCGTTCTCAAAGAGGACTCTCTTCTGGATTCGTTTGAAAAGACCGCTCCGCTCGCTGCCAACAAGCGCGAAGCCCTACGTTCACTATCGCGAGCCAATCCGAAGGAATCGCTGCAAAAGCTATGGGATGATCATCTCAAAGCCGGAGCCGAGGCCGACGAGGCGAAGCGTGTAGCGGCCGAAGCAGCGCGCAAAGAAGGCGCGGGTGATCAAGGCGGGGGTACATCTACCAGGGAGCCAGCAGGAGGCGGTGATACCATTCGGGGTCCGAAGGGCGACACCGGGCTCACGCAAGCAGACTTCGACAAGCTGCCGGTCAAAGAGCGTGGGCGTCTCCTAGCGTCAGTTGGTTTGTAGCTTCGGCTACTAAAGCGATCGAGATACGATCGCGTCAGTCGGTTCCAATAGATCCTGGCAGGGCCTTAATAGAGACTAAGAGACATTTTGCCTATGGCTGTCGGTACAACCACAACCACCGCAAGTGCACTCAAGCAATATTGGCACGACTTCTTCATCGAGCGTCTCGTAGATACGCTCGCCATGAAGGGCCTTACTAAGCGCGCACGTATCCCTATGGGGAACGGCAAGACTGTGTTCTGGGTTGGTATCAACAAGACCAGTCCGGCCGGTGCGACGCTTACCGAGGGTGCTGATCCTACCGCCCGCTCCTCCCAGGCGTTCCGCGTTTCCGCCTCTCTCGCAGAGTACGGAAACCTCATCAAGAACTCGCGTCTATTTATGGACACGGCTATTGATGGAACCCGTGAACAGATCATTTCAGACCTTGCCCGCGACGCGGCCAAGACTGTCGATGACGCTGTTCTCGCGGTTGCCCTGGCGAACGGTACGGTTCTCTTCGCTGGCGCCGCTTCGCACCGGTCCAACATCGTTTCCGCTTCGACCGCGACTATCAAGGATGTCCGAAAGGCAGTTCGCCTTCTTCAGATCTCCTCGGTACCGCGCTTCCCTGACGGCTACTATGTAGGCCTCGTGCACCCGGACGTCGCGTTCGATCTCCAGACGGATTCCGCTTGGCTCGACGTGAATCGCTATCGCGATTCAGTGAAGTACGACATTGTTGGTGAAGTCGGTCGTTTGTATGGTGGTCGCTTTTCGGAC